AAAATCAAGGAAATGTTTTATCAAGATGAAGTTAATCATTCACTTGAAAACTTGGACATGATGATCGAGGCACACGGTGACGTGGTGGAAACAGATGCAGCTGGCCAGCCACTTAGCGCAGAAAGCAGGATAAACAAAATAGTGGCAGCAAGTGTGGAGAAATCCAAACCACAATGGTTGAGATCCCTCAAAGATCTTAAAAATAATTGGGTGGAGATTCTCAAAGGGGCGGGGAACCGCCAAATATCAAACTTGTTGAGTGTTTTTGTTTCTTTTGGTTTTTGCGCAATTGAGTCGTGTACTTTCACTGTTGCTGGATTCGATCTGATCTCTAAGGACATGATCAAAATTCACAAGAGTGCTGGTGACATGACATCAGCCGTGTTAGATAGTTTGGTTTACATGGCTGAAGGAGGATGGAGAGTGTACAACACCGGGGACATCACGTCTTTCGTGCTTGGCAATTTTGGTGCCGACGATTTGCAGGAGAGATATCTCAAGGTGTTGTACTATTGGAACCTACTAAAGGATGGAAACCTGAGGAAGACGGAGGATATCGAAGATATAGAATTCCACCATCTTCTCAATACCACCATACAGGATTGCAAATCAGCTAAATTGACCCTAAAGGGTTTTGAAAATAAGGTGATGTGTGATTACATTCTGGCTTTGGAAAGAATCAAAATAGAATTCGCTTCCAAGAGACAGGGTGGTGGTAATAGGTACAATCCTTTTGGCATCCAAATTTACGGTTTGTCCTCACAAGGCAAATCAGAGCTGCAAGACCAACTTCTGGACGCGATTATGACGAGTGCGGACTTACCACTCGACCGTGATCGCAGGCAGCCAATCAACGCCAATAGTGAGTTCATGGATTCATGGCAGTCTGATACGCTAGTAGGAGTCTTCCCTGATTTCGCGAACGAAACACCGGGTTTCGTCAGCACTCCGCTCACGCGGATATTGCTCGACTTCTTTTCCCCGGAAAGGTTCGTGGTAAATAAAGCGGACTTACCTAGCAAAGGCATGGTGGAAGTGAACGCTAAGATTGGCGTTATCAACACCAACAAATTGGACTTGGATGCACACCAGTACAGTAATTTACCATATTCTGTACAAAGAAGACCCAGTGTGATTATTGAGGTCTTTGCTAAGGAAAGGTTCCAACTCAAAAGGAATGGAGTGTCTTCTGGAGTGGACAGTGCGAAGGTCAGGGAATACGAATTGCAAAACCCGAATCATGTGTTTTCGGACATATGGGATGTGAACTTGCTGGAAGTTTCCCGCCCCGACCATGAAGATCAACCTGGGATATACAAAATTCTGACAGGACCTGACGGGAAGGAAAAGAAGATGGTTAGTATGGCTGAAGTTATACAGTACACGACAGACAAGTTTTTGGCCTGGGACGAGAACCAGAAGAAAATTCTGGAACGCGGTTCCAAACGTGTTGATTACTTGAAAAATACGCCACGTGATGAACTCATTTGTGGCGTTAACGGGTGTAAGTACCTGAAGTGTATTTGTACGAAACATCAGGGTTTCAAACCACTTGCCCACGATTCGTTCAAGACCACTGTGAAGAACGGTGAAGAAGAGCCCAAGACCACACGAAGGCAGAGGCATAAAGACAAATCTGAACGCAACGACAGGACGTGGAGAAGGAACAAGAAGCCATCGAAGAACAAGATCCAGGTGGAGCCCCATAGTAATATGGTTGAGCGACCAGCGAGTGATGAGAATAGTGATGAACGTCGCTCGTGGGGGGACATGGCCACGGAGTGGAAACGATATATACTTTCCGCCCCAACGATGGTACATACCAACACTGATGGTGGTACGGAAATAGGAATCGGTACTACTGGCCTGTACCCCGCGGATACAACCGGTGTGCGATGGACAGAGCGTAATTACTTAACGCCACTGATAGAATGGACGAACCAGACCGAAAGAGTTTATAGGCTGGCGAGAACATACTATAGTTTCATTGCGTATACACGAATGATCCCTGACATGAACTTGAAAGACAGCGCGTTCACAAGATTACTCCACACGTGGATGTATCGATATACGCGAACGATGTTTTGTGTCAGTGCGATGATCTATGTAATTGTATCCTCGCTCATTTTGTATTGTTTACCTGCACTTGCTGGTGGACTATTATGGGCGATATTTAGCATGGTATACTTCGTGTTCCACGTTAGTTTGGCTCGATTATTAGGCAGGAGTTACATAGACTTCATTGCCTTGAACCTACAAGAAACGTGGATACACCAGATGGGAAGAACTCGTTCATTGGATTGCCTCACGTCACTATTGTGGATCTGCCCTGTTCTAGTTGGAATAGTAGCGATGTGGAAGATAGTTAGATATTTTACCTCATCATTAGCCATCAATGTGGAGGCTCAAGGAAACCTAACGCCGGAAGACGGGAAGGACATAGATCGTAGGTTGGCCGAGAAGAATCCTTATAAAGAAGTTGTGGTCCTACCACTTTCCACTACTCCTAAGTCAAAGTGCATACGGATAGACGACTTGAAGGCGAAAGCCAAGAAGAACCAATTCGTTTTCAACAGTAAAAGCTACTTTGACGACACGATTGGTGATAGTGAAGGTGTGATCACTTTCGTTGAGACAAACTTCTTTCTCTTGAACAAACATTACCTAGTTAATTCGAGAGGGATGGTGGCCAAAAAGATAGTGCTCACTTGTCAGAGAATAGGCATACCCAAGGGTGCTGTCGGAAAACAGTTCACCATCACGGTCGAACCTAGACATTGGCGTTTACATGAAGAGAGTGATGTGGCAGTTTGCTACACCACCGTCGGAGGATCGTTCGGCAACTTGTTGGACTACTTTGTGGCGGAACACCCAACCAGACTCTATAATGGTACCACATGCATTATACAGGATCATGAGAAAGATCCTGTCAGCTATGACTTTAAGGGTCATATCATGAGCGCAGATGGTAAAACGAACTTGGGTGCTCAACGTGGTAAAGGGCAATTGGCTGTGGTTAAGGGATTGGCCACCTGTTACGGCATGTGTGGTAGTCTGTACTACTCGCAAGGAAAAGCGCCTTGCATTACTGGAATACACAGTGGTGGCGCAACCGGCAGAGAGTACGCTTGTATATCACACGTGACTCATGCGGAAATTCTCGGTAGCATTGAAGACATGACTAAAGACGTTAATGTTTTCCGAACAGCAGCAGATGGAGATTACGATTTTACATTTGCTGGTGTAGAATATGGAGCTGCTGAGAAACCCTTCAAGAAGAGTGCAGTGAACTACCTTGACAAGTCAAATGTGGATTCCAACGTGCAGTATCATGGTACAACGGGACGAGTGGCGAAGACCGGAACGAATTTCAAACCGACCGCCATTGCGAAGATAGTGCTTGAAGAGGCCAATTTACCCAATATCTGGAATCCTCCAAAGATGGTTCCAAATTGGTGGGGATGGCAGCAGACACTGCAAGGTTTGGACGAACCTGTAGGGCATTTCGATGCAGAGATTCTGATGAAGTCCGTCAATGATTACATTGCAATGATCTCGCCGGCACTGGAGAATGATTACTGGCAACAGGTTGGTCCACTGGTGGACGATGTGAACCTCAAGGGTTTACCTGGAAAACGCTTTTGGGAAGCGGTCAATTTGTCTACGAAGTTTAGCTTTCACAAAACAGGAAAGAAACGCCGTTACATAGAGGAGCTTGAGAGTGACGGATTTTACCAGCATAATTGGAAGCTGAAACCGGAAGAAGAGAAAGCCATCATAGATTACATAGTGACACTCTCAACAGGACGTAGAGGTTACCCGGTTGCCAAAGGCACTTACAAGGATGAGGCTCTTACCGGAAAAGTGGACGCGAACGGTGAGGTTGTGGCGAAGGAAAAATGTAGAGTGATGTACTCCAATTCCTTGATCTTCACTTATGTGTTGCGCTGGTTATTCTTGCCCATCATTATTGGTATACAGTGTGACCCCATTAGATTTGGAGTTGCTGTTGGAATCAATCGGAAATCTCCCGAATGGCATCAGATGGAAGAATTCCTAAATTCCATAGAGGGTGGATACCTTGGTGGAGACTACAAGAAGTATGACCAGAACATGCCCGCACAATTGATATTAGCGGCCTTAGGTATATACATAGACATTGCCAAAAGGCTGCCACAGTATCATGCTTTCCACATCCATTTAATGGAGATGATAGCAGCAGATCTAGTGTATGCATACATTGACATGGGAGGGGCTCTAATCTCGCTCATGTCGAGTGGACACATAAGTGGAAATTCTTTGACTGTGCATATCAATTCAACAGTCAACCACTTATTGTTGCGGTACTGTTGGTTTACCAATAACGATACACCATTCCACGAGGATAACAAGGTAATCGTTTATGGGGACGACAACACCGGAGTGTGCAAGAAAGGCAATAACTTCGACAACAAAGTGATTGCCGACATACTAGGTCCTTTGGGTATTGGCTACACGAATCCCGATAAGGGAGCGGAGGTCAAACCATGGCTGGATGATTTGCACCGGGACTTTCTTAAGTGTAAAACACACCATCATAAGGAGATCAATTGTAAAATTGGTTACCTCGACATAATGTCCGCTTATAGACCGTTGGTTTGTGAGACGGACGATGGTAAAAGTGGTTTAACTGAGGAAGAAAGAAATGGCATGAATTTGGACAATTTTTGCCGTGAACTCTGGGCTCATCCTGAACCGAATTGGAATGTGCACTACCCTATCATAAAGCGCATAACTGAGCGAGCTGGATTGGAGAACTACACGAGTGTGGTTGACAAACCACGCAACTGGCACTTTGAGAAGTGGGAAGAACAGTATGGCGCTGAAAGGGATGTTGTTTGTGGACCAGTAAATAAAGAAGGGGTGGTGGACCCCAATGGGGATGCTCAATACTGAGCACCGGTAGCGCTGGTGCAGCGCAATATAAATAGCACCACTACAGCGCCGGGAACGCTATATTTCCCGACCCATTCGGCATGGGCGACGTGATGTCAATTCAAAAGCCGG